GAGGTCAACCTCCACGATCCTGAGTTTATCGCTGCAGCGCTTAACAGATCGATCGCGGCTGCGGACGGACAGAGGCGGAATTTCTGGACCCTCAACCCCGACGTGCCGAACCATTTTATCTATACCGACTATATTGACAAATACCTCGCAGAGAAGCTCCCGGGCTTCCGTTGGTTCCATTGTACCCTTGACGACAACCCCGCGCTCTCAGAGGACAGGAAAGCGGAGCTGAGGGCACAATATACCGGAGTCTTTTACAAGCGATATATACTCGGGCTGCGGGTCCGGGCAGAGGGCGCGATATATGTCTCATTCAAAAACAACAGTAAAGGCGAAGAGGGCAACGTCATCGAGGAGATCCCAGAAGATTGGAAGATCCAATTCGTCGAGATAGGTGTCGATATCGGCGGGAATAAGTCGGCGACGTGTTTCAATGCTGTCGGCTATTACCGTAATAAGAAAAATAGATTATGCGTAGTTATCCTTGACGAGTTCTACGATTCGGAGAATTTAAGCGTCGAAGCGGTGCTGCGGAATTTCCGCGCATTCGTGGACCGTGTACGTGCGAGAGGGTATACCATAGCCGAGGCATACGTCGACTCTGCAGAACAATTAATCATTAAAAGCATGCGGGAGATGAACATAGTAAATATCGGGAACTCGAAAAAGATCCCGATTATTGATCGTATACGACTATTTGACGTATTGTTTAGTACTGGCCGGGCGCATATACTGAGATCGTGTAGCAACACAGTCGAAGCATTCGAAACGGCTGTCTGGGCGAAAACTCCCGGAAAGGATGAGCGGCTCGACAATGGAACGACGAAAATCGATCCGCTTGACGCTTCGGAATATGCGGTCGAGCGTAGACTCAATGAATTAATCGCTTGAGAGGTGTAATATGTGGAGGTGGGTAATGGATATGTGGAAAAAATTAATAGGGAGTGATGTCCCGGCCGAAGTAGCAGGGCGCGACACGAATATATCGGAGTGGTTCGACATTTACCGGGCGAAGGCGCCCTGGTTAGATTATCACTTTGTATCTATCGCGAGGACGTACAACACCCGGCGGCGGTTGACTATGAACCCCGCGAAGATTGTCTGCTCTGAGATCTCGACCCTGATATGGTCAGAGGACCCAGTGATCACGACCGATGACGGGAGTCAAAAGATCCTGGACGACAATAAATTCAATGAGAACATGGCCAAGTACACCGAATACGGGGCAGCGCTCGGCGGGTTCGCGGTGAAGATCCACGGAGATGGTGACGAGCTCGGCCTTGATTTCGTAACAGCGGATTGTTTTATCCCGTTATCATGGGACAACGTCCGCGTGTATGAGGCAGCGTTCCTGGACTATCGGACGGTTAAAAGTAAAAGCTATGTGAGGGTAGAAACCCACAAACGAGGATCTGATGTTCCGATAGTGGAGCTCGACGACGACGGCGAAGAGGTAGAGGGCATTTTCAACGGGTACGTGATCGAATCCAAACTTTATGAAGTCAAAAACGGCCACTATACTGAGGCGGACATGACCCTCGTCTTTCCGGAAATTGATCCGATAAATTATCTCGAGGTCGAGGACCCTCCGTTCGTGTATATCGTCCCCCCGACTGCAAACAATATCGACATGAGCTCACCTATGGGGATATCGATGTTCGCGAACGCTATCGACACCATTCAAGCACTCGACATGGCTTTTGATGGACTCAACTCCGAAATAGTGCTCGGTAAAAAGCGAATAATCATTCCCGCGAATGCGGTCAAGGTCGTATTCTCCACGGACTCAACGGTCCCGAAAAGATATTTTGATCCACACGACGAAGTATATCAGGCGTTCAGCACCGACGGAAAAGAGGACGCGAAGATTATCGACAACAGCGTCGAGCTCAGGATCACTGAGATCAAAGAGGCAATTCAAGTGCTCCTCGATATCCTCTCGCTGCAGGTCGGCTACTCTCCAGGGTATTTGACATTCGACGGGGCCCAGGTAAAGACCGCGACAGAGGTTATCAGCGACAATTCGAAAACTTTCAAAACTAAACAAGCATATCAAAATAATATTGCTGCAGGGATAGAGCAGCTCATCCATTCGATACAAGAGATCGAGGGAGGCTCCACTACTGACGTGACAGTCAAGTTCGCTGACGGGGTGATCGAGGATCGTAACAGTAAAACGGCGTACTGGGTCAGCAAAGTCGCTGCTGGACTTGCGACCACGGCCCAGGCTATAATGGCCCTTGATGGATTGGACGATGCGGCCGCAAAGGCGCGCGTTGAAGAGATAAGAGCCGAAAAGGCGACTATGGGAACTATAGATTTCGTATAGTGAAGGGGAGAGCATGAGTTCGAAAAGAAAAAAATCGGTATTACAATCAAAAAAGCACGCGAAACCGAAAGGGGGGCTGCCGAATCATAAGACGATCTGCGTCGTGTATCGGTCTCAGTGTCGATTTTTCAACGAGCCGATGATGTCCGACATGGAACTTGAGCAGATCTCAGCGCATAAGCTCTGGGCCAAGTGTCAAACCATGTATGAGAAACAGCCGAAGCGCTGGAAGATTAGATATGCGAAAAAGATCGGCGCAATGCCGACAAAGGTGTCAATATGGCAAAAGTTCTGGGAACGGTTGAGATATATAACGAAACCGAACAACTCATCCTTGATAACATCGCTCGCGCACTCAGCGGAGGAAACACCGGCTCCAGAGAATGGCAGCTTGAAAAACTCAACGAACTCGGAGCCCTCACTCGTAGAAATGCCGAGATAATAGCCTCCCGAGCGCAAATGTCGGTAAAGGCAGTATTGGACGAGATCGAGCAGGCCGGCTTCAACGCCGTGGCAGCTGTCGAACCGGACTACCTCGCAGCCAAAAAGGCCGGGGCGAGCCTTCTCGACGCGCTCCCGGCGAATGCGGACCCGGCGCTGAGAGCTATGGTGTCAACCTGGCAGAAAAATGCCGTCACTCAGATCAACTTAACAAACCAGACACTCCTCGCGGGTCAATCCGCCATTTACCAGAACACGATCAATCAAACGACTTTTCAAGTTCTCTCTGGAGTTAGTACTCCGCAGCAGGCACTCGCGCAAACGGTCCGGACCTGGTCGAAGTCAGGCATTCCCTCGATAGTTAATTCTGCAGGGAACAGGCTCTCGACTGAGGCGTATGTCAATCTTGTCATGAGATCCAATATACGCGCGGTCACGACGAATATGCAGCTAGAGCGAGCGGTTTCCTATGAGGTCGACCTGCAGGAAGTCAGCAGCCACATTGACGCGCGGGAGAAATGCGAACCCTATCAGGGGAAAATCTACAGCATGAGCGGGACGCATCAAAAATACCCCGCCCTGGATTCCACGAGTAAAGGTGAGCCGGACGGGCTGTTCGGGATCAACTGCCGCCATAATATGTATCCCTTTTTTGAGGGACTTTCCACTCCCAGGTATAAAGGGTACAATAAAAAGACTGTTGAGGCGAGTTATGCTAACAGTCAAAAACAGCGACTCTATGAGCGCAGTATCCGCCAGAGTAAGCGCGAGGTTTCCGTGTTCGAAAATCTCGGGGACGACACCGCCGCTGCTCAGGCGAGGCGAACGCTCAACGATAGGCGCGCTGCACTTCGATCATTCTTGAAAGATACCGGCAGGACCAGACGATCCGGCCGCGAATTAATCTATAACGTATAAGGAGCTTTTTCATGCACAGAAGAAAATTAATCAATGGCATTTATCTCGCGAAATCTGACGAAGGTGACGGCGAAGAGGAAGAAGAGGAAGAAGAGGAACCCGGCGAAGATGAGGAAGAAGAGGAAGAAACCGGAGATAAAAAGAAAAAGAAAGACGAAGAGAAGCCGACCCTCACGCAGAAGCAATTCAATGACGCTCTGGCAAAGAAGAAAGGCCGGGAGCTGAACAAGTTCGCCCGTAAAATGGGATTTACCTCTGCAGCTGACATGGAAAAGGATTTCGCCGATAAAAAGAAAAAGGGCAATGGCGAGAAAACTGACGCCGAGAAGCTGGCGGAGAAGGACAAAGAAACCAACGATCGCATAAGCGCCTCTGAGCTGAAAGCCGACCGGGCCGAGGCGAAATCATACGCGATGGAGGAACACGGGGTTCCGGGAAAAGTGGCCTCGAAGATCGTCAAACTGGCCGAGACCTATGACGACGACGAAACCCTGGAGGACCGTGTCGACTCAGTTATCGAGGATTTCGCGGACATTCTCGACCTCACCGGAAAGAAGAAAAAGAAAAAAGGCGATGAGGACGAGGACGACGAAACCGAGGACGATGACGACAGCAAGAAGAAATCAAAAAATAAAAAGTTCGGATCTGGCACCAAAAAGCAAAAACTCAACGCCACGCAGAAGGCCACGAATGACCTCCGTGAGTCAATGGGTCTGCCTCCAGAAAAATAGTATTGACACTATCCCTGCGCGGGGCTATTCTTAAAAGCGTAACCTCTCGTAAGGGTTTACCAGTTCACCCACCCAAGAACCTGGGCCAGTCGCACTTGAGACTATAATCAAGGTTAAATCAATTTAACTAAAATTATGGGCGTGAGTGAAAGAAAGCGCTCAGGGAGAAAAATCAAAATGGCAGCAAATAGCATCGCCTATGCTTCGATATTCCAGGCAGCTCTCGACGAGCAAATGCTCCAGGAGCTTACCTCTGGATGGATGGAAGCGAACGCCTCACAGGTACGCTATAACGGCGGGAAAACCGTCCGTGTATCTAAAATGTCCTTAATTGGACTCGGAGATTATAATCGAGCGACTGGGTACCCGACATCGGGCGCAGTAACTCTCACATGGGAAACCTTTACATTTAGAGAAGATAGGGCGCAGAAATTCAATCTTGACTCTCAGGACGTTGACGAATCCAATTTCGTGGCCACTGCAGGCACGGTTATGGCAGAGTTTCAGCGGACCGAGGTCGCGCCAGAAATTGACGCCTATCGATATTCTGTAATATTCACATACGCGAATAACGCCGCTAAAACTGGATCTTATACGCCACTTGCTGCGACTATATTCGAGGAACTCTCGGACGATATCGCCTCAATACAGGACATTATCGGTGAAAAGGAACAGCTCGTCGTCATGATGAGGACACCTGTCGCCGCCATTCTGGACCAGGCTGACAAGATTGAGAAAAAACTCGACGTTGTGAACTTCGCTAATGGTCAAGTACAATCTAAAGTCAGAGGACTCGACGGAATACCTATTCTCAGGATTCCTACTGCCCGCTTTAAAACCGCTTACACACTAAGCGCGACTGACGGATTCGCCGCAACTGCGACCGCTGCAAATATCAACTGGATCATAGCAGCTAAGCGCTCGTTAATTGCGATCGTTAAACAGGACGCGACAAAAGTCATCGAACCGAAAGACAACCAGACCATAGACGGCTGGTCAATTTTTTATAGAAAATATCATGATCTCTGGATTTTTGATAATAAACTGGCGGGCGTTTTCCTTTCCTACACAGCAATAGCAGCTCCGGCAATGACCGCAACAGTGGCCGGCGGATCTGCAAGTGGTACAACTAAGTTTACCGCAACAGTGGTAACTACGGGAAACACTCTCGGGTATATCCTCGGCGCAGCTACTCCAGGGGCTAAGTTTAACGACTTAATTACTGGATTTACTGGGTATGTGAGCGGATATACGTCCGCAGCGGATATCGCGGTAACAGCAGGGCAGGTACTCACTATGGTTGAACTTGATGCAAATCTCAGGATTGTATTACTCAAAGAAGTGACTCTGGCCTCCGGTGATATCACCTAAAAAAAAACTTTACTTTCTTAATGGGGGCCGTATGGCTCCCAGTATTACTTTTTAAAGGACAAAACAATGGCAAAAAAGTTATATAGATTAACAATGGGAACAGCCTCCCGTATCAGGTCCACACGGGAAGGGGTCGACATACTGATGGCAGAGGGCTACGTGTTCGACGGTGAAGTGGCCGAGGATCCGAAAGCAGTCGGGGGGTACAAAGTGATAAACACTGCAGCGCTTCCGGAAGCTGACGAAAAGGATCTGATGGAAATGTCCATAAAAGAGCTCAAGGCGAGATGCAAAGCCGACGGCCTTGAAGGATATTCGAAACTAGGTCAGGACGAATTGATTGAGTTAATCTCGGGAGTATAGACCCATGAAAAAAATTCTTTTTCTTATATTCGCAGTGTTGCTGCTACTCTCTACTTTTTCCCTGGGGGCGTTCCAGAACGTCCGCCCTTATCCGGATGATTTACTCGACGTATCATTTACAAAATTTGCGGGCGTAGCTCAAGGGCATGTGGTAGAATAATGAGTGGTGTATACGATGAATTAACCTGGACAGAGCTACTCGCAGATCCGACGGTCTCGCAGTCGATCGGTTTCATCGACCTGGATTATTATAAAGACATTTATTTCGGGACCGACCCGGATGACGACGATCTGCTGCAGAAGTTGATCATTCGCGCCTCTGATGACATAAACGCTAAATCTGGCTGGCAGATAACCGATATTACGGACTACGAGGTATTTGTTAAGAATCTCATATATAAGGCCACAGCGGCGCAGGTCGAGTGGTACGTGAACAATGGGGACGTATACAATGAGACTCCGGGGAATAAGTCGGAGAAGCTCGGCAAGTTTTCAGTAAGTGGATCCGGAAAGGCCACCCCGTCGGGAACTGATGAGCTGCTCTGTGCGAGATCCCTCCAGTATTTTGAGCAGACAGGATTCGCCTATCGCGGGGTCATCGTGTTAAAACGTGACGGATACGACGACGATGACGAGAATCTAATATAATGCGCCCGATATCAATTAGAATGCTGCCGGATACGGCCACCTACCGGCCGGTAGCCTCTTTTGACGAGAATGGTGTCGCCACTTTTGGGACAGACGTCGCGCTCACGCGGGTGAGGGTTGAGGCGATTAAAAAGCAGAGAAACGCGGATCTGGGAGAACAGAGCGAGGATAAGTTTCTCCTCATGTTTGACACGACGAACAGCAGACCGACCGGCCAGGGCTTCACAAAGAATGACCGGATCGTATTCGATTCAGTGGAGCTCACGATCCGCCAAGTTGAGAAATTGACCGATAAGCCGTCGCACGTTCACCATTATGAAGTGTATTTGACATGAGCAGCGGCGTAAGGCTCAGCTTTGATACGAACAGAGTTAAAAAGAGAATATTGACCAGAATGTCCAGAGTGCAAGCGGCTCTCGATACACAGGTCCTTAAAGATAGTAATTTTTATATTCCAAAGGATACCGGGAACCTTGAAAGCTCCGGCGTCCGAGGAACTATTCCGGGAAGTGGGAAGGTAATCTGGGATTCAAAATACGCCCGGAAACTGTACTATAATCCGCAATATAATTTTAGTAAGGATTCGAACCCAAACGCTGCGGGGAAATGGTTCGAGCGGGCGAAGGCCAGAAGAAAAAAGCAGTGGAGGAAAATAGCACAACATGAATTTAATGTCTGAAATTAACGCCAGATTAGCACAAAAAATCACGCTGTATGCTACCCCGATTTATATCGACGCGCTGCCGAAGGCTGTCCCCGAGGCGATCATGTCCAGACAGGACCCGGGACCCGTTGAGACTCGTTACATGGACGGCTCAAGGGCCGGAGACTTCAATTTTTCCTATTATGCCAAGTCAAAGACCAGGTTGACTGCCAACAACCAGCTAGACGCGATTGTCGCGGCTCTGGATCTGGTCACATTATCCGCGATAACCGGCGTCACTGCCGTATCGATAGAGGTTACAACCAACCCCTTTTTTGAAGGGGAAACAGACAAACATGAGTACGTTTATACGGTCTCATTCACCTTTAGCTATGTAATTTCATAACGGAGGAACGAAACTATGAGATTCCCCTTAAATTTTGAATGGTTACATGAGATTGACATCACACCTGATACAACCGCGACCTATTCGCGATTAGCCTCTGGTCTCTCGAACTTCGGACAAGATCCGAACGAACAGTCTGACCAGACCCCTTACCTCGACGGGGAAGGGTTCGGCGAATCCGATGTTATCGGCGCCCAGCTGGTAGTTTCCTATAGCGGCCACAGACAGATTGATGATGCAGCTCAAAACTATATCATGAGCAAACAGCTTTCACTCGGAAGCGCGAGACGGTCAAACTTCCGTATTACAGATCCTTTCGGAAATGTAAAATCTGGAGCCTGTACCATAATGAGTATCGTCGGAGGTGGCGGGGACGCTGCAGCGAAATCGGCGATATCTTTCGAAATCCACTTGAACGGCAAACCTACCCAGGCCCCGGCTACCACTGCGCCCGCCTTAACGGCTACCGTAGCAGCCGGCTCTGTAGCAGCGACGACCAAGTTCACAGCGACGCCGGGCGCGAGTAATACCCTGGCATACAAACTCTCCGGCGCTGCAATTACTGCACCGAAAGCAGGCGAATATCCTCTGGACGTTCTGGCCTACACCTCTGCAGATAATATCCCGGCGGCAGTAGGGCAGTATCTTGATATGTACGAACTTGATGCGAACGGCCGAGTCGTTCTCTTCTTGGAACAAGTTCTCGCAAGTGGTGATATAGGCGCATAGGCGCTTAGGTCTAAGCATAAGGAGTGAAACTATGCGGAAAATGGAATTTAAGAAACGTAATATCGATTTTGAAGTGGCAGAAAAAGTGTACTCGATAAATGTATCAAATGCCGATTTCATTCGAAAGGCCCAGGAAAAGATCAACGACCTGAGCACAGTACAGGCAAAGTTTATGGCCGATGAAAAGGCAGGCAAGGTGCCGGATCTCGACGAGCTCATCGGAGCCGCAGAGACAGCCGTCAACCTATTGCTGAATGATGACTGGCCTCGACTGTGGGAAGCAATGGACCATGATCTCCACAATATGTATGACTTAATGATAGGACTCGCGGAGATAGTGGCAGAGGGCGGCAAGTATGAAAAACGCGGCTTTACTACCCGGGGAAAAGTTTCTTAAATGTTCAACCCGCTAATTGATACCCCGCCGGATAATTTTAATGACTACCCGATAGCTACCAGTTACCGGGTAGTCCTTGAATACTTCCGTCTGTGTAGAGATTCCGGACTAGATGACACCGAAAAGGGTTATCTTGCGACGTCCCTTTTCTTCAAAGTAGAGGGAGAGGGTCCCGATAAGGCGCTGGAAGTGCTCAGCAGATACGGACAGGACGTATTTGAATTTATAGCCTGGTATATCTCCAGAGGCGCTGCGGATGAAGAGAGCGAAGCGGAACGAGTGGAAAAGGAACGAGTGGAAAAAGAAGAGGACAGAGTGTTTGACATTCTGGTCGATTCCGAAAGGATTTTCGCAGGCTTTCGGCAGGCTTACGGAATCGATTTACGCTTTGAAAATATGCACTGGTGGGACTTTTTGACCCTCCTCAATAATATCCCGGAGAGTACACGGCTCTCGGATGTCATGCGTATAAGAGGTCAAAAACTGCCGAAACCGACAAAACATAATGGCGAAGAGCTCGAGCGAATGCAGAAGCTCAAGAGAAAATTCCTACTCGGTGGCGAGACTGAGGAAGAGGAGAGAATGAACGACAGCGCGGCGGCCATATTCGGCGCCTGGGGGTAGATTGTAGTGTCCGACGGTAGTGTACGCATAGACTCCAGTATAGACAGCTCGAAACTGGACGGGCAGCTCAAAACAATAAAAAGGAAATTCTCGACCGGGTTCGCCAGCATCGCGAAATCCGGAGTCGTGGCATTCGCTGCGATCACTGCTGCAGTCGGGGCGTTTTCTGTCTCGGCAAGTAAGGACCTGATAGCCTTCGAGGATCAATTCAACGAAGTTTTTACCCTATTACCGGGGATCTCTCAGGCCGCCATGGACGAAATGAAAGGCCAGGCGAAGGATTTCGCAAAAGAGATGGGAGTACTTCCCGAGGAGGTCATTCCCGCACTCTATCAGGCATTATCGGCAGGTGTCCCACCTGGGAACGTGTTCGACTTCCTCCGGGATGCTCAGAAGCTCGCCCGGGGTGGTGTGGCAGAGCTCCAGGACTCGGTCGGAGTACTCTCAACGATTGTCAACGCATACGGCGAGGACGTGATCGACGCAGAGGACGCCAGCAATAAACTATTTACTGCAGTCAAGAAAGGTGTGACTTCGGTCCCAGAGCTCGCAGTCGGGCTGGGAAAAATCGTTCCCGTTGCTGCTTCGGTCGGCGTGAAATTCGGCGAAGTATCCGCAGCGGTCTCGACTATGACATCAATCATGGGAAAGGGATCGACTCCAGAGGTAATGACTGGCATAAAAGGACTATTAAACGAGATCGCGAAAGCGGGATCGAAAGCAGATACAGAATTTCGGGCCATAGCGGACCAGGGATTCCGGGAATTTATCGCAGGCGGCGGAGACATGCAGGGCGCCATGGAGCTCATGCTCCAGCGGTCCGAGGATCTTGGTGTCGGGGTCAATGATTTATTCGGCTCAATTGAGGCCGGAGGCGCTGCGCTCATTCTCGCAGGAGATGGGGCCCAGAAATTCGCTGATGACCTGGACGCGAACGCGAACTCCGCCGGAGCCGCTCAGGAAGCATTCGAGACTATGGAGTCGGGGACCGCTTCCTCAATCAATAAAATACGCGCGAACCTTGCAGTCATGAAACTTGATTTCGCCCAGAGATTCGCCCCATCTATTGACGCGCTGTTTACCTCCGTGCTGGGATTGCTCCAGGGGACAGAAGGCGCCGCCGAAGAGTTCGCCGGGGTTATATCGACTATGATGGGCGACCTCATCGACACTGTCGTCGAAGTTGCTCCTATGCTGCTCAAAATAGGCGCCCAGCTCGTCGGCTCCCTCATAAATGGGTTCATTACTCGCATACCGGATATACTCTTCGCTGCGGGCTACCTCGTCGGCTTTGTTATCGGAACTATTCAGAGCAAACTCCCGGAGGTATTGCAAAGCGGGATAGATTTAGTCGGCAGCATAATTGACGGTATGATCGAGAAAGGTCCGGACCTGATAAAGAGAGGCGGCGAAGTTATCGGCGGGTTTCTTACCTGGTTACTCGACAACGCTTTCACTTTTGTGGCTGCCGGGACCGAGATCCTGGGGAAGATAATCAAGGGGATAGTGGATGATATTCCGGAGCTGCTCGCTGCAGCCGGGGACATTATCAACAAACTCGTTATCTGGTTTATGACAAACGCGCCGGATCTCCTGGGCTCAGGTGAGGAGATAATCCTCAACATAGTCGCAGGAATGGTGCAAGCGATCCCGGCGATCCTTGCCAGTATTGCTTCGCTGCTCGCTGAGATAATCACGACTATAGTCGAGCACGGACCCGAATTTCTGGCAGAGGGGCGGAACATCCTCACCCAGATATGGGACGGGATGAAGGAAATCTGGATCGAGCTCAAGGCCTGGGTGGTCGGGATGCTCGCGGAAATGCAAACGCTTATACTCGATTTCTGGGAAAACGGGGACACCTGGACCGTGGCGCTGGTCGCGGGGCTCGGGACTATCGGCGCCGCTTTTGTGATTTATAAGACCGCACTCCTCGCCGCTCAAGGGGCGATGCTGCTCGTAAATATCGCGACTGCAGCGTTCAACGTATTAATGAACTTGAACCCGATCGGGATAATAATCACCGCACTCGGACTGCTTACGGCGGCGATCGTGATCGTAATAAAAAACTGGGACGATATCGTCATCGCTCTGCAGAGCGCCTGGGACAAAATAAAGGAAGTAGCAGGCAGCATATCGGGGAGTATAAAAGGGATTGTTGACAGTATAGCCGGATTTATCTCTGACGTTGTCACCACGATAACAGACAGCGCCACTGACATTTTCAATTCTGCGAAAGGTATCGGCCTGGAGGTCCTCAACGGGTTCGTGAAGGGGATAACCGAGACCGCTGCAGCAGTAAAGAAAAAAGTCACTGACGTATTTGACGGCATAGTGGGTGCTGTGAAAAAGCTCCTAGGAGTCGAGTCACCCTCGAAAGTTTTCTCCGAGATCGGCGAGAATACCATGCTCGGATTCGAGGCCGGCCTCGAGGACGCGAAAAACGGAACCGTCTCCGTGGTCGAAGAGGTATTCGAAGATATAATCGTCACCGCCAAGGAGACCGCTGTCCCCGCCGCAGAGGCCGCAGGGGAAGCCGTAGCCGTCGCAGTGGCCGACGGGGTTGCCGAAGGCTCGACTTTTGTTCAGGATGCCCTAGACGGAATTATGGCCATTTTTGAAGGCATGGATGACGAGATATTCGGCATTATGGAATCAGTAATTGACACAATATCAAACGGGGTCGAATCATTCAGCGCTGACACCATATCCCAGATAGGGGGAGTCATAACCCAGATCGGAGTATCTTCTGGCAATGCTGCGGTCGCCGGGGCGGGGATGGTAATATCTCTTGTCGGGGATATCATCAGCTTTTTTGCCGATGCAGAGCAGAGAGCAGAAGCGTTTCAGAACAGTTTGATTGATATTTCCCGGGATGCTGACAAGCAGATCCTTGATAATAAAATGGCGTCTCTTGACGCTGAATATAACGCGAGAACTGAAAGAAGAGACGCCGATTTACAGGCGGAGCTAGAGGCCGCAGGACTCGCGGACAAGACCAAGAGGCAGCTTTTGGATGAGGGGCTAGCCGCGGCAATAAGCAGCGGAGACGCCGAGGAACAGAAAGCGCTTGAGACGGCTATAGCAAAACAGGCCATTATTGACAATTATAAAGCTGAACAATTGCAGGCCGATGAGGATTACGCGAAAGCGAAAGCTAAAATAGATTATGATCGAGCGGTTATTGACAAAGAAATAGCCGTCGCGCAGGCAAAAATAGCAGAGCAGAAGGCCATATCTGACCTTGGCTGGTTTAATAAGGATAAAAAAAGCCAGGTAAGCGCAATGTACGCGGAGCTTATATCTGCCATTCAGTCTACGCCGCTCCCCTCCTATGCAGTCGGAAGTATGGACTTACCCCGGGATATGGTCATTCAGGCGCACGCGGGTGAGATGGTTATCCCGAAAAACTTCTCCGATCAACTCAGAGATGCGAAAATGTCAATCGGCCCGGCGTTTAGGGACATGCAGGAGCTCAGGGCGATAGTAGACCTGTCCCTCTCACTAAAAGTAATAATGGACGGCCGGGAGATCGGTCGCGCAGCTTATCGAT